ATACCCAAAAATAATAAAACAATAGAAAGGATTGATTTTATGTTAGTAAAAATTACAGGAAAGAGAAACGAAGAAGTGTTGACAACAACAAGCCGAAAAGTTGCGGAGGTTTTTGGGAAAGAACATAAAAATGTTCTAAGGGATATTGAAAACATTGGATGTTCAGAAAATTTTAGAAAGCTCAATTTTGAGCTTTCAGAATATAAGGTTAATAGTAACAATAAAACCTATCATGAATATAGCATGACCCGTGATGGATTTACATTGCTTGTTATGGGTTATACAGGTGAAAAAGCAATGCAGTTTAAAGAAATGTATATAAATGCTTTTAATGAAATGGAAAAGGAACTTAAACGCATTTACGATGAAAGACGTCAATGGGAAATTGAACGTGCTAAGGGCGTGCTTGTACGTCATATTCTGACTGACACAATTAAAATGAAAATTGCAGACAGTCCGCATAAGAAATTAATGTATCCCAATTACACAAAACTGATCTATAAAACGCTTTTTGGCAAGCCTTTGAAAGAACTGTTAAAAGAATACAAAGTTAAGCCAAGGGAAACAATAAGAGACTATTTGACATCTGAACAATTAAAGGATGTTGAAAGTATGGAAATGCTTGTTTCATCGCTTATAAACTGCGGTTGGAGTTATGAACAGATAAAAGAGTTTATTGCAGTTAATCATATTAAGAAAATAGCATAATGAAGCGCTTTAGCAATGGTTAGGGCGCTGTTTTTATGCCCTGAGCAAGGCGTAAAACTGCTAAAACTAAAAGAAGGGAGGAAAAAGTTGAAAATAGCAAAATGGCTTTGCGGTATGCGAAATAGCATAAGAAAATCAGCAAGAGAAACGCCGGATATTAATAGCTTGTTTAGATTTCTCGGGATTGACCCAGAACAGGACAGGCGGTCCGTTTCAGAAGCTACATATTTTGCCTGTATGAAGGTTCTTTCGGAGAGTATTGGAAAAATGCCCCTTAAATTGCTGAGGCAGGATGAAATAAACGGTGTTCATACGGCATTGAAGCACCCGCTGTATACAGTTGTACATGACCGCCCTAACCCATATATGACCAGCTCGGTATTTTGGAGTACGGTTGAGTTTAACAGGAATCATTACGGCAATGCTTATGTATGGATTCAGGGTGCAGGGAGTAACGTAAGGCTTTGGATTTTACCTTTTGAGGATGTAAAGATATATTATGATGATTCAAAAATCCTTGCCGAACAGCCGGACATCTATTATGCGTATAACCATGCGGGTAAACAATACGTATTCGGTTCTGAGGAAGTGCTGCATTTCAAGTCCTCGCACACATTAAGCGGAATTGTAGGCGTATCAGTCAGGGAACAGCTTAGAGACACGATAGCCGGGGCGATAGATTCACAGCGTATGCTTAACAAATTGTATAAGAGCGGATTCACCGCAAAGGCTGTTCTTAATTATACGGGGTCATTAAGTGACGCTAATACAAAGGAGCTTCTTAAAATGACAGAAGCCTATGCAAAGGGGGAACTTGCAAAGGAAGGTATTGAAAGCATGATACCAATGCCGGTTGGATTCAGTTTGCAGCCCCTTAACATAAAGCTTGCGGACAATCAGTTTATAGAAGTCAAAAAGTATACAGCGTTGCAGATAGCCTCAGCATTCGGTATAAAGCCGTATCAGATAGGGGATTATACTAAATCGTCATATGCTTCTGAACAGGCTCAGCAGTTAAGCTTTTACGTTGACACGCTTTTACATATCGTTAAGCAGTATGAAGAAGAGCTCACGTATAAACTGTTATCCCGAGAAGAAGTCACAAGCGGTTATCGTTTCAAGTTCAACATCGCAAGCATTTTACGCGCTGATTTAGCAACACAGATAAGTACGCTTTCACAAGGCGTAAGCAATTTTATTTATACTCCGAATGAAGCGCGGGCAATGCTTGACCTCGGAGCAAAGGAAGGGGGAGATCGTTTGCTTGGCAATGGTGCAAGTATACCCGTTGAAATGACGGGTAATCAGTATAAATCAAAAGAGGAGTGAAAAAATGAGCAAGAATAAATTGAATTTCAACGACCCTGATGCAGTGCCGGGAATAATATGTAAATCAGCGAGCGTTCAGCCTCTTGAAGTTTCTGCGGAGGATATGAAAAAAATTAATAAATACACATTAAGTCCTCTTAATCCGGAGGATGTTTTTGTATTCAAGGCTATGATGGCGGACAACGAACAGGATGACCGAAATTTTATGCCGTTTAACCTTAAAGCGCTTCAGGATTTAAAGAAACTTTATCCGGGAAAAACAATGCTTAAGGATCATAACCGCAGGGCTGACAATCAAATTGCAAGAATATTTGATACAGAACTGAAACAGGACGGAAGCCGTAAAACTGCTCTTGGAGAACTGCACACAGAGCTTACGGCAAAGGTCTATATGCTTAATAACGAATCAAACAAGGACTTGATAGCATCTATTAAGGGCGGCATAAAAAAAGAAGTAAGTACATCGTGCTCTCCTGATAAAATGGTATGTTCGATTTGCGGATGTGACAATATGAAAGATTATTGCAGCCATTGGCCGGGAAGAAGTTATACAGTAAGCGAAGGCGGTAAAAGTGTTTGCTCTATGCTACTTGATGGCGCTAAAGAAGCGTATGAACTTTCGTTTGTAGCAGTTCCTGCACAGCCGAGAGCCGGTGCAGTAAAAAGTACCGGATTTTCAAAGCCGGTAGGAGAAAATGAAGATAATTCAACGGAGGATATTAAAAATAAAAGCGATACTGTTTCAGAGGTCGATCTGAAAATCCAGATAGCTGATACATTCACAAAAATTGAGAGAAACGGAGAAATGAAATATGAATAAGAGAATGAGAGAACTGCTTTCCATAATTGAAGCAAAAACAGCGGAAGCTAAAGCCTTTATGAGCGGAGAAAACAAGGACGTGGCTAAGGCGGCAGAAATAATGAAAGAAGTCGAGAATCTGCAAACTGAGTATAATACCGAAAAGAAAATATTTGAAGCCTCAAAGGGGCCGGCATTACTCGGTGAACAATTTAAGGACAGAGCAGGAAAAGAACCCAAGGAAAAAAACGCCGTGGAAAAGTTTGTTGACGCATTCAAGGCAATTATGAAGGGCGCTGTCCCGTCTGAGGGGGTAGACGCTGACGGCGGTTACACGGTACCGGAAGATATTCAGACAAATATAAATAAGTGGGCTGAGGCAGATTATTCTTTGCTTAATGATATTGATGTAGTTAATGTTACAACCAATAAAGGGGCAAGAACATATCAGAAAAAAGGTGAAGCCGATACCTTTACAGACCTTGATGAAAACGGCGCTATTACCGGAAAGCTAACAGCGCCGCAGTTTGAACGTATTACATATTCAATTCAGGACAGAGCAGGGTTTATGCCAGTATCTAATGATTTAATTTCAGATTCCTCAGCTAACATAATTCAGGTCATTACAGAGTGGATAGGAAAATCAAAGGTGGCGACTTCCAATGCCAAAATACTGAATATTATAAAGTCAAAAACGCAGCAGAATTTTAAAGACATAAACGGAATTAAGAAAGCAGTCAATGTAACTCTCGGTCAGGCATATAAGGGCGGGATTAAAATTTATACAAATGATGACGGTTTGAATTATTTCGATACGCTTGAGGATAAAAATGGACGACCGCTTCTGAATGCCGATCCTACAGATTCAGCGAAGCTTCAGCTGCGCTGCGGTACTGTTGTGATTCCTATCAGGGTGATTCCTAATAAAATACTGGCTTCAGCGGGTACAAAAATACCAGTTATTGTCGGCGACCTTAAAGCGGGTATAAGAAAATGGGACAGACAGTCAATGTCAATTAAAGCTTCAGATACTGCTTCTATAGGTGAATTTAACGCTTTTGAAAATAACATGACGCTGATAAGAGCAATTGTGCGTGATGATTATACAGAACTTGACAGGGATTCATGGGTAAACGGCTATATAGATACTAATACTGCCGCCGCTCCGTCCGGAGAATAATAAAGGGGGAATGCCGTATGGCTGATTTATTAACTGCCAAAGAAGTTAAAAGCTATCTCGGTATTGATTATGATGATACGGCTGTATCAGCTCAGCTGGAACGAATGATAAACACCGCCGACCGCTATTTATGCGGTTCGGTTGGTGATAATTATCCCCGTGATGACTCAAGAGCCAAAGAAGCGGCGTTAATAATTATATCCGACCTTTACGAAAACAGAGGATTACAGACGTTAGGCGGCAATACAAGAAGGCTTGTTGAAGACATGATATTACAAATACGTTTGGAACTAAGGAGGAAAGAATGACGTTTAAACCTCATTTGCCGTATAACACTGTAATGTTTCTGTACATACCGTCAACTGTAACCGTAAAGGGTTCGGCCAAAAAGGTCATACCTGAAAAGGGGAAGATAATGCACTGCTGTTTCCGGTCTTTCGGAGGAACTGAAAGAAACGTCAACGATGTCCTTACAGTTGAAGATACTGCCGTAATAGAAACAAGATACCGTCCTGATATTACTGCGGATTGTGTACTAAAGGATATTCACGGTAAAAGCTATGAGATACTCGGAACGCCTGAAAACATTGAAATGGTAAACCGATATTTAGTATTTAAGGTACGGGCTGTAAAGGGCGGTGCTTGATATGGGCAAAAATTCGGTAAGTATGAATTTTGACGGTTTTGACGGGCTTTTAGATCAGCTTGATAAGCTTGCCGGAGACGAAGGCTTGAAGCGTGCTGTAAGCGGCGGAATGAAACAGGCAAAGGCGATTACGGATGAGGGTATTAAAAAAGCAATGCGTAAATCTAATTTGCCGGCAAAGGGCAAATATTCTACTGGTAAAAGCTTATCCGCTGTAAAAGCGCAGACAGATATAAAATGGAACGGTGACGTAGCCGAATTAGAAGTAGGCTTTAACCGAAAAATAAGCCTCACACCTGTATTTTTAATGTATGGTTCTCCCAGATACGCCCCGGTTAAGGGTCTAAAAAAAGCTTTGAAATTCGGACAAAAACAGAAAAACAGCGTTAATGAGGCGGTGCAGAAAGTTGTACAAAGAATGATAAACGGAGGGAGTTAATGGAGGATTTATTGATTGAAACCCTCGGCAAACTTGGTTATCCGGTAATGCTTCAAGGCTCGCTTCTTCCGGAGCAGCCTTATCCAGAGCATTTTTTTACTTTTTGGAATAATGCTTCGGATTCGGAATCATTTTATGATAATCATGAAACATCAGTCATATACAATTATGATGTTAATTTTTACAGTACAAATCCCGAATGGGTATATATAAAACTGCGTGAAGCTAAAAACCTGCTTAGAAAAGCAGGTTTTATTGTATCAGGATACGGATACAGCGTTACAAGCGATGAGCAGACCCATGACGGGAGAGGTATTGAAGTTAAATACTTAAAAAACGGAGGAAATTAAAATGAAAAAAGAATATTTTGAATACCGCGGCGTTGATAATCTTGTATTTGCCGAGGTTATTGCTGATACCGCAGAAAATTTTGTGACTGGACCCGTAATGCCGCTTGCGCCGATTGCCAAGATAAAACGATCCACTGAAAATAGCAGTTCCCCGAGTTATTACGATAATCAGCCGCTGCTGGTGGTCTCATCCGTAGGTGCTGATGAGCTTGGGCTTACAGTAGCGCCTCTTGACCTGGAAACCTATGCTAAGATAACGGGACAGGCGTTTGATTCTATGCTTGGCGCATTGATAGAAGGACCAAGGGCTAATAAATATTTTGCCATAGGTTACAGAACTAAAGGAACAGACGGAAAGCACCGTTATGTATGGCGCTATAAGGGTCAGTTTTCTATCCCGGACGAGGAAAATAATACAGAGAATGACAGTACTGATACAACAAATACAGAACTTACGTGGAAGGGCGTATCAACAGTACATAAATTTACTAAAACTAAGGATTCTGCGCGTTCAATTGTTATCGATGAACGTTATGGAGGCATTAATTTTGAAACATTCTTTGACATAGTTCAAACACCTGATACGCTGAGGGGTTATGCAATAAATACTACAAGAGCGCCCGAAATTTTCCCGACAGAATCAGTGTTTGCAGGAACAATTGTTGTCACAATCGCCAATTCAATGCCAGGCGTAACGACTTATTATACAACGGACGGAACAGAGCCGAAAGCAGGAAATGAAACAACGATTGAATACACAGAACCATTTAGCATTTCAGAGACAAAAACAATCAAGGCTTATTCCTCGCGCAATAATGTTCAGGACAGTATGACTATAACACGTAAATTTATAAAGGAGGGGTAATAAAAATGTCAATTAAACTTAATATTTACAAATCTGATACGGAAACCGTCTGCAAGGTGTACGAAGTAAAAAGAACTTGTATTAAATACGGCACGGCAGAGGATTTGATAAAATTCATCGGGGATTCGTTTTCAAGGTTTAGTATTGAAAATTTAAACGATTTAAATGACATCAATAAAATAGCATCTCTTATAACAGATTCATTTGATATTGTTGAAAAGTTTGTTAAGGGTACAATTCCGGAAATATCATCTGAAGAACTGAAAAACACAAGACTTGATGAACTCATTGAGTTTATTTATGAACTGATAAAATACAGCCTTTCGGGAATTATTAAAGTATTTTCTAAACTCCCAAAAAAAAAGTAGACAACAGTGAAGACCGTTGTGTTTATGATACTTTATTTGAAATTATAATTTTGCTTTGCGAGAAGTTTCCCGGCTTTACTCCTATATCCATTAGGCAGGAAAAAGCCGGGGAAGTTTTTCTAATGCTTGAAAGGTATGTTGAATACCTTATGCGCAAGGAGAATGAAGAAAACGGAGTGGACATATCAAGGGGAGAAAAAATGTATAAACGCGGTGGCAGAATAATTATCGAACGTCCGGCAAAAAACTGGTATTAAAGCACAGGAGTGATAAAATGGGTGAAAACGATACTACCATAAAATTTAAAGCCGATATAGCTTCCCTAAAAAAGGAATTTAGAGAAGCTTCAAATATAATTAGGTTAGCCAATTCTGAATTTAAAGCTTCGTCTGCGCAATTGGACAATTGGGAAAACGAAGCCGACGGAGTGAGCGCAAAGCTTACCCAGCTTAATACAGTGCTGAGTGCTCAGAAAAGCCAGCTGAAAGTATTAAAAGAGCAGTATGAAAAAACTGTTGCCCAGCAGGGGGAAGCCTCAAGCGGAGCACAGGCGCTGTTAATAAAAATGAATAATCAGAAAGCGGCTGTGGGTAATACTGAAAAGCAGATCAGGAAATATAACGGCAGACTTTCAGAATTGAAAAGCAGTACCGATGAAGCAGAAAAAGCTTCGGCAGATTTTGATACAGAAGTAAAGAATCTTGATGATTCATTGGAAGAAACAGTTGAAGAAGCCGGCAGTCTTTCTGAGGGATTTACAGTAATGAAAGGCGTTCTTGCTGATTTAGCGGCGACTGCTATTAAGAATGTAGTACAAGGATTTAAAGACATCGGGGCGGCTGTTAAGGACGCATATTTGGAATATGACGAGGGCATAGACAATGTAATAAAAGCAACAGGTGCAACAGGTGAAGCCGCTGACAATCTAAAGGAATCCTATAAGGAAGTATCAAAGTCTGTTGTCGCCGATTACGGTTCAATTGGGGACACACTTGGTGAAGTTAATACAAGATTCGGCTTTACAGGTGAAGCACTTGAAGAATGTACAACACAGTTTATGAAGTTTGCAGACATAACCGGTTCGGACGCTAAAACTGCCGTACAGCTAGTAAGCCGTGCTATGGGGGATGCAGGGATTGAAGCGGAAGACTATTCCTCTTTGCTTGATTCCCTGGCACTTGCGGCGCAGGCAAGCGGGATATCCGTAGATTCATTAACTGAATACTTAACAAAATACGGCGCTCCTATGAGAGCGCTGGGAATGGAGGCAAAGGACAGTATAGCAATCTTTTCAGGCTGGGAAAAGGCGGGCGTAAACACCGAGATTGCCTTTTCCGGTATGAAAAACGCTATCGCAAACTGGGCAAAAAGCGGAAAGGACGCAAGGGTTGAATTTAAGCAAACCCTTGAAGATATCGCCGCTTGTCCTGACATTGCAAGCGCTACCGCTCAGGCGATTGAGATTTTCGGGAAAAAAGCAGGTCCAGATTTGGCAGACGCAATACACGGCGGACGTTTTGAGTATGAAGAATTTCTAAATTTGCTTGAATCATCAACAGGAACAGTAGAAGCTACATACGAGGAGACACAATCCGGTGTGGATAAGATAAAACTTGCTTTTCAGAATGCAAGAACAGAATTTGCGGACATTGTGGCTGGATTTATTGATGAGCACAAGTCGGAAATAGAAAGCTTTATTAAAGTCGGAATGGACGGTTTAAAGCGACTAATGGATTTGTTTTCTCAAATCGGTAAGAAGTTAAATGAATTTACCGGTTGGCTTAAAAGCGGCGGAAAAAGCGCAGAACTTTTTAAATCCAGCGTTATCGGACTTGCAACAGCATTTACCATATATAAAGTGGCCACAACCGGAGTAACAAAAGCGTTGACGATTGGAAAAAAGGCTGTTGATGCATATCGAAAGGCACAAGCACTGCTTAATGCTACCAATCCGGTCGGATGGATAACGATAGGCGTATCAGCCTTTGCGGGACTGGCTACGGCAATTGAAAGTCTGCCAAGTCCGGTTGATGAAATGAGAGAAAGTTTTTCTAAACTGTCGGATGAAGAACAAGCGTTGGTTGACCGTTCAAAGGAATTAAAAGAAAGCTGTGATGAATGGGATGAATCAAGAAGAGCGGCATTGGAGGATAATAAAGCAGAGTTTGATTATTATCAGCGTCTTGCCGAAGAACTTGATACTATAGTTGATAAAAACGGAAAGATAAAAGAAGGGTATGAAGACCGGGCAAGGGTTATCACCGGAGAATTGTCCGAGGCGTTGGGAATTGAAATCGGAATCACTGACGGAGTAATTGATAAATATTCCGAACTTCAGAAAGAAATTGAGAAAACAATTCTTATCAAAGAAGCGCAAGCTGCTCTTGATGCTGAACAAAGTCACTACATGGAAGCGCAGAAGAATATTCAAGATTCAAAACTGAAGCTTGCAGAAAACCAACAAGGATTAAAGGATATTAATAAGGAGATAGCTGATGTTCAACTTGAATATGTCGATCTTTTAACTATGTCCCTTGAGGATTATGAAGAAAAGTATGGACATAATGGAGGTAAAACCAGAGGAGATACTCAAACTGAGCTTAAGGGTAAGATTGATGGACTTATTGAACAACAAGAACAACTGCAAGGGTCTTTAAGGACTTCAGAAGAAACATTTTATAGATATAGTAAGTCTATTACGAATAATAACGGAGTAGCGGCGGCAATAGTTTCAAAGGATACCGATAGTATAAGGCGCTCTCTTGATGATTTGTACAACGGTTTTGTTACCTGTGAAACAGGTACTAAGGAAATGCTGCAAAAGCAGGAGGATGATATCCGAACCGAATATGAGAATATGCGTAACGCTGTAAAAGAAGGCAATACTGTAATAACTCAGGAGGATATCGATGCGCAGCATATACGATTGAACAGGGCGATAGATGAGAATAACAAAAAAGCTCAGGAAATGAAAAGAGGGGCAGAGGAAGCCGGAGATAAATATGCTGAGGGTATAACTTCAAAAAATGAAACTGTATCAGCGGCATTTGTGAATATGCTGGAAAATGTGTTCTATGCCGAGGATGAATTTACCCGTAATACCGCAAAGCAATTGGGCGAAATGTTCAGTCAGGGATTTGCAGACGGAATAGAAGAAGCGACTTTTTTAGCTGTTGCGGGAGCGGCACAAATGGCAAGCGCTGCTATGGCGGCGGTAAGAGAAACCACGGAAACCAATTCCCCGTCAAGAAAAGCTGAACAATTAGGTGGATTTCTTACAGAGGGTTACGCTATCGGTATTGTAGAAAAAGCAAAAGAAGTAATTAACAGCGCACGCAGTATGGCGCAGGGTGCGTTAAATGCAATTCGCCAGGGGATTGATTCAAGCGGATTATTGACAGGTGGAACATCACTTAAGACAAGCGGTACAGGCGGTAATGCTCTAAGCGGTTCAGTTGTAAATAACTATAATTTTAATCAGACAAATAATAGTCCTAAAGCCCTTAGCCGCATTGAGATATATAGACAGTCAAAGAATCTGCTGCGATTGAAATAAGGAGTGATTTAAAGTGTTTAAATTAAAAATTGAGACCTCGTTAGGTGCAGTATTGGACTTCTCCGAATCAAATGCGTATACCCTTATTGACGTAACAGGACTTGATCCACCTGCCGCCGCGCTTAACTTTTCAAGGTTTTCATCCGGAAACGGTTCGCACCGTGTATCAGGTTATGTGGAAAAGCGAAATATAATTTTAACAGCAGTTATAAACAATCCGCTTGAAAAAAATAGAACTGCATTAAATTCATATTTTGTACTTGACAGTAAGGTGAAGATTTATTACATAAGCGATACCATGAATGTATTTACTGAGGGTTATGTTGAATCCTGCTTTTACAATTCATTTGAACTTGGACAAAAAGCAGTAATATCAATTCTTTGTGAAAACCCATATTGGAGGGACACAGGAGAAACGGGAATATTATTCAGCGCTCTTGAAAGCCGATTTGAATTTCCTTTCTCCATACCCGACGGGGGTGTTGCGATAAGTGAAATTATGAGCGGCGGGGCGGTGCAGATTGACCCCGGAACCGCAGACAACGGATTCAAAGATCCGATTGGGGTACAGTATACGTGTGAAAATATGCTTACTGTTGTTTATGAAACCTGTCAAAAATATGATATGGGATTTAGACTTGTAAAGCGCGGCGGAGTGCTTAGAGAAAAGCTGTATTTTGAATTGTATAAAGGTACAGACCATTCAGAATCACAGCATGTTAATCCGATAGTTGTTTTTTCTCCTGACTTTGATAATCTGATTAACAGCGAATATTGCATGGACATGACAGAGTACGCCAATACCGCATATATTGCCGGGGAAGGCGAGGGAAATCAAAGAAAAAAAGCAATACTCGGAGGTTCTCAGGGCAAAAAGCGCCGGGAAATATTTGTTGACGCGGGCAGTGTTTCCTCTAAGTCCGATATTGTGATGACAGATGATAATTATATGATGGCTCTTTATGATAAGGGTCAGGAACAGTTATCGGAAAAACGAGGCAAGTTTACGTTTTCTGTAACAATAGAAAATCTGAATATGTATAAATACAAACAGGATTATGACGTTGGCGATATAGTGACAATAAAAAACGAGTATGGAATAATTGCAGATGTAAGAATAACGGAAGTTACAGAGAGCGAAGACAGCACAGGATTTTCGGTAATACCTACATTTGAACAGGAGGTAAACGAATGATTACAAGCGGTTTTTTCGATTCATTGAACGGTGACAGGAAATACAATTCGGACCAGCTGTCATCAATGCTTGAGGGACTTGTCGGAGATGGAATTAATGAAAACGTGGGGGATAAGTTTAAAGTTACAGCTGCCGGAGGAATGTCGGTAAGCATTGGAACTGGCAGGGCGGTTATTAAAGGGCACTGGATAAAAAACGATTCGGCTCATAATCTTAGTGTTTCAGAAGCTGAAGCGGCAAGCACAAGGCGTGACTCAGTTGTGCTTCAGTACAATTCTGAGTTAAGAAGCATAAGGATTGTATTAAAGAAAGGATCAGGAACTGCGGCACCCACCCTTGAAAATACTGAAAATATAAAGGAACTATGTCTTGCGAGGATAACTATACCGGCTAATGCGACAAGGCTCACACAGAGCAATATAACAGACATGAGAGGGAGCAGTGAATGTGGATGGGTTACCGGTTTAATAAATCAGGTAGACACATCAGAATTATTTGAACAGTACAAAAGGGCGTATACAGAATATTATACTAAAGCCACTACAGATTTTAATAAATATATGCAAAAGAAAGAATCCGCTTTTAATGCTTGGTATGAAAGCCTTACCGGAGAACTTGCGTGCAATACCCGTCTTATTACTTATACAAAATCCCAGCAGGTAAATTCGGGGATCAGTATAATTAAATTTGAAATGCCCGAGTATACTCCTGATTCCGATATTCTGATACTGAATCTTGATGGGAAAATTCTTGTTGAAAATATTGATTATACATTAACAAGCTCGTCCGATTTTACTATAGTTTCACTTACTGAAAAAACAAAAGCGGCGGGTACAATAACTTTTACCGTAATAAAAGCGACTTTCGATGAGAATGCCCAGGCGGTAACCTTAAGTAATGCGAAGCAGTATACGGACAGTCAGATAAATGGTATAACTCAGTCCTTTTACCCAAAAAGAGGCGGAACAATAGGCGGCAACACAGAACTTACACAGACAGTGGTACATAATCAAAATACTATACCGTTAATTATCAGAAGGGGAAATACAGGTTATGGTTCGCTGGGCATAAGGGCTGAAATTGGTGACGGAAGCGCAGAA